CCAACGCCGCCGAGAATCCCCCGAACAAGCCGATACCGATGGCTAGAGGGGACAAGATAAGCGTCAATGCCGGGACAAGCATCATGACCGCCGCTACAATCCGCGCAATAGTTGGGTGCGCCTCGTTAAACTTGACGACCATATCCGCAATCGCTTTGATGAAGTTATACACGGGTGTCATCACCATAGCGAATACGTCAACGAGCGGTTGGAACGCTTGCCGGACGCTTGCGCCCATTCCTTTGAACGCTTCGGCATATGCTTTGTTCGTCGCCATTGCCCCTTTGTGTAGAGCGGAATAGAAGACAGCTACTGATGCCGCCGCGATTAATGCAACCATTTGGAAACGCATCAAACCCTGCGAGATCATTGTCGTCATGTCTTGTAACTGCTTCATGTTTGCTGTAGGTCCCAACATTTTCAACGCAAGAGCCGCCGGTTGCCCTCGTAAGGCAATCTTATTAAGCCCGTCTGCGACGGCTAACGCACCTTTGTTCACGCTGTACATCGGGTTTTTCATGCGTGTGAAGTTGTCGCTGATCTTGCTTGCTTGTGTTGACCGGTTGACCATCTGACCGACCGACTGGAAGAAACTCATTTTAGCAAGTTCGTTATCCTTCATCATGTTATCCATGACGGACTTGTGACGCGCCCCCATAGCTGTGACTCCTGCCATGAACTGTTTGCTCGTACCTGTGTAGGTCTTCGCCCCTTGTGCCATTTGGAAGTAACCATGACGAATCTTAATCATTTCATCACGGTTGCCACGCATTGCCATACCTTGCGCCCGGAAAGCCGTCTGCATCTCTTGTGACATCGCTTGTGCTTCTTTGCTCGTCCCTTGATAGACACGGTTTATACGACGCCCTAGAGAATCCAGTTCATTGCCGTACGCATCGACCATACGTTTTCCGTTCTGTGGTACGGTCTTACCAATCTGATCTAATTCCTGATTGACGCGGTTTACTCCATCTTTGATATTGCCAGAATCTAATTCTGTCTCGATGACGATTCTACCGTCTGCCATGCTTTACCCTCCCTTTACCTTGCGTTTGTGTGCCTCCATCTTAGCGAGTGTTTGCCGCTCCTTGATACGTCGCATCTTTTCAATAATACGCTCGTCCTTGAGTGCATACCGTTCCTTTTGTTGCTTGATTCGCTTGACTTCATCGGCGTTATATTTATCCTGCTTCGGGATCGGGCATTGCCGGTAGTGTAGCGCCTTGCCGAACTGACAGTCATCGGATAGGTTGTAGAGTAGTCCTAAGAAGGAATCCCACGTTAACTTCCCCTGCTGTTCCCGCAAGTCCATATTGTAGTCAAACAAAAAGGAGGAATGAATACGAGCCGCGTCCTCGATAAAGTCAAAGGGTGGCGGTTCCTTTTCATCCTCCGATGGCTTCGTGAGGTCAATGTCTAGCTTGTTCTTCAATAACTGGATAACGAAGTCGATTCGAACAGAAAGTGGGAACTGGTCCCATACTTCCTCGTCAGCGAATATCTCAAATGCTGTATCAAACTTTTGTTCATCTGTGAACTTCTCATGCTCAAACACTTCGAACATTGTCAGTACGTTATCGAACGCTAGGCTAATCGGTATCTTGTACCCACGATAGGGGAAAAGAATAGAAGGTGATGGATCACGCCAAAACATGACGCATCACTTTCCTTTCTTCGTGAACTGTTTTTTCTCTTCTTCATATGACGCACCGGCGAACTCTTCAAACATTGCCATGAGTTGACGTACCAACTTCATCAAGTTGACGCTAGAACGTCCGGCTAATGTATACAATTCCTCTCCTGTACCTTCACCGAGGAACGACTCGACAATCTCGACAGCGAACACCTTTTGATCTTTAGCGATACTACCGAGCAACTCTTCGTCCATCGCGTCAATCTTCTCTTGTGAATACTTTTCTGTGAACGCCTTTACTTTCTTATATGATTCAGCAGCGCGTTCTTGTGCGTCATCATCCATATCCATGCGATATACCTTGTCACCAATCTCAATTTCCTTATATGTCTGTTCAAAATTAAACTTGATTACGTTACTCATGTGTATTCCTCCTCGTAATATAAGTAAAGCGGGCTTTCGCCCGCCATGTAGTTAAGGTGTGACTGGTGCTTCCGTGAACGTAGGCTGACCATCGAACGTAATCGTGAACTCGATTTCACCTTTTGAGTTAGCATCTCCGCCCGGTGCAGTGATTTCTGAGATGGTTGCGACACCTTCCCATTTATCGCCGTTCGGTTCAGTGACCACAAAATTCGTTTTACGAGCAGGACCCGTTAAGGCGCGAAGTCCGAAGATGTGATTCTGTGCTAAGTCGTTGTAGTCGCGGTGGCCTTCGAATCCGTATGAGAGTTGTACCCCTGTGACATCTGTTGTAGCGGCTCCGCCACCGTCATAGTAGTAATCCTCTGATACTTCTTCGTTGCTGTCTGGCTCGACTGATGTGATACCTGCACCGATGTTGAGAGGTGTTGAACCTAGCAACCCTTCGGTGATGGTAAACTCATAGCCATGGTTAATCAGAAACGCTGAGTTGTCTGCCATGTAGTGTTACCCCCTCTTTGATAGTTCCGCACGATAGAACGTGCTATAGATGTATTCGTTCGCACTAGTCTTCTCGACGTATGCGGTGTTATTCGACGCCTCACATAAGATGAAGTCGTAACCCGGTACGTTCAGTTCCCCGTTCGATAGTTCGAGTAGGTCTTCAAACGCATCCATTGCCGCCATCACTTCCATTTGATCCGGTGATTTGCCGATGATTTGAAACTGTACCGCCTTGACTCGTGAGCGGTCCATGAAACGACTGCCCGGTGATGATGGAATCATGCGAATGGCGATACCTTTCGGAGCGGTGTCGAGCATACCCACCTTGAACGGAGCAAACGGCGTTGTCTCTGCCTTGATATGAGCGATAACGGCGTTAATCAATGGAACCATTCAGACACTTCCTTTCCCCCAGTATTTTTCTTCTGCATCTTTTCTAGCTTTAATTGCTTCTCCAAGTGTGAAGAAATACCCGAGGTGGACTTGTCTTTCAGGAATCTTAATCTTCGCAATGTATTTCCCGTTAGGATGTTGAGAAACGCCGGTCACACCAATCTTATTCCTTGAATCTACACGTTTGTTTCTGTTTTGTTCGGTAGCTGTCGCCCATGTACAATTACTAGGCTCGTAATTTCCGTTTACGTCGATACGTTCAATACTGTGCTTGTCAGATGGACGATAACCCATGTCTTCTACGAAAGTCCCTGGTTGGTTTCTCCATCTGTCGCATACAGTAATCCCGCGACCACCGTAATGGGCGTACATCGGATTTTTAGGATTGGTACATCGAGCAATGATATTGTTGATTGCTGAGTACTCAGGTGTTTTTTTGCCCTTCCTTGTGTAACCGTGCGTAGCTCTTTCGATAGACCGCTCACGGTTTAAGCATCCACAAGATAGTGTTCTGCCAGTGGCTAGAGCGTTTCGGAATACAACCCGTTCTTCGCCACACTCACATACACATTTGTACCTAACAACCTTATTTTTACCATCACTCTCAGTACGTTCCAAAACCGTTAACCTACCAAACTTTTGACCAGTCAAATCTTTATAAGGTGGCATAATATCACTCCTATGGATGTATTACCCATAGTATACCATTAAAGCGTTATGGTTTACCACCCATTGTTTTAGCAACGATGGATAACCAGTCTTGCAGGTGATTAGCTTTCGCCCGCTCGAACCAAAGCGGTCCGGCATTCACATTTTTATCAGTACTAAAGTTCCTGTCGACACCGTAATAGTTGATGCGGGCATATTTTGTATCGTAGATAATCTGCCCCTCACCGATGCGTGACATTCGGATAGCGGAATTGATTAGCTCGCTCGTATCAAGCGGCGCATAGTTGTTACTGTCCTTCAACACCTGTTCATCTAGGATGACTTGCCCCTTCTGCGTCCGCTTATCAATCGTGCCTTGTAAATCACTGAGTTGAATCTTTGTTCTGACGCGTATCACTCGCAATCCACCTCCCAGTGGTGAACCATGCCGGGAACGACCTCGAACGTTTTAATCACCTTCACGGTCATCTCTTTGCCTTTAAAACGTACCTTAGACTTCTCGACCCATTCCACCTTAGGAGACGAATGAACGCCATCCACGAAGATTCTATCCAGTGCTGCAATCGTTTCCGTATTCGAGTAGCGGTTGAATCGTGTACCCTCATCTACTTTGACCCGACTAATGAGGATCGGCGCATCGTACGCTTCTCCCCATTCATCTGAGCCGTTGTATTTGAAGTATTCGATGTCATGTATCAGTAAATCCAAACGAATCGGTCGCATTTACCAACACCCGCAATCATGAGGTGTACGGACAGCCACCCCGTTATACATCAGACCCACAGGCATGAGGTAATCGCGGATAGCTGAACTGTAACGCCCCATTACAGAGGTTTCTGTGCCGTAGCTAGAGTAAGACCCTAACTTAAACTTACCACTCCCCTGCGACACCGTAGAAGCCGTCTCACCGTTAAGCAAGAGGAACTCTACTTGTGACGCAGTTGCTAGTTTAACGTTCGCCTGTACCAATGCAGGTTGCTCGCTTAGTTCGCCTATTCTGTTTTGCGTTAACAGGTCGATGTCACGCGACGCACGCTTGATAAGACGGGTTAATGTAGCGTCATCATCCACCGGAAGACCGGCGTACTCTGTGCGGTAGTATTCGAGATCAATGTAAGCCATCGTCATTCCTCCTTTGCGAGAGGAAGCGGATTACTTCTTCTCTTCTACTTGTTTAGGCGAACGCCCTTGTTTCTTCTGTTCTTCGACAACGTCTTGGCGCGCTTCTGCTTTCGCAACTTCGACCTTGACTTGCTTATCGACTTGTTTGATTTCTTCTTCTGTATACGGAATCGGTTGTTTCGCAACAACGTCGCCTGCTGCTTGTTTCACTTCGACGTACCCTTGAAGTTCTAACTCTTTCGCTAGACCTTCATGAGCGTCGATTACTGAGTTACCTTTTTTCATCGTGCGTGCCATGTGATGACCTCCCTAGTTTTGATTATGCGCCCGGTGCAGTGTGTACGAAGATGCCGTCCGCTTTGTTCTTCATAACGAAAAGGTCATGGTATAAGCGGTTTTGGTAGAGGTATCCGTCGCCTTGCGTGTGTGTTCCCGGCTGCCAGAGTTTGATGTAAGACATTTTAGCCTTAGCAACGATTGCAGGTTTCGCAACGAGCAAGAAGTTAATGTCGAGTGCGCCAACAGCAGGAGCGAATCCGGCAGTGAAGTTGAACGCTGTTTTGAAGCGGTCTTGATCCCATACTTCAATGATGCGAACACCATCAAGCGTTGTGACGCGTGAATCAAGTGACCCAGTTGCCGATGCTTCGATGTTACGCGTGAACTCAGTTGAGCGTTCAAGTGCATCCATTACGAGTGAAGAGACGTAGAGGACGATGTTTCCTGCGCCGTACTTACGACGTGGCAAGATAGCCGCTTTGAGTACGCTGTACACGTTAGCTGGTGTGATAGCGACAGATGCCGTTTGACCAGCGTCGATTGCTTCTGTAGCGATTTTAGAGAAGCGGTATGCGTCCATTTCTGGAAGCGCGTGTTCTGCCATGAACGTCGCTGTAACATTGTTAGCTGATGCTGCAAGTGCTGACTCATCTACATCTGCGCGGTCAACGAAGAACTCGATGTCGCGGTCAAATGAGAGTGTGTACGGTTCGTTCGTTGTCTCGACGTCGCCACGGTTGAACCCGCCGTTACGTGAGTGAGGCTTGTACCCCGATACGTTGATTGTAGGCACTTGGAATGTCTTCCCGCCTAACCAGTTAACCGAAGGTGTCTCTAAGAGACCAGTGAGTGCGTCTTGCTGAATTACTTGGTCTAGATCAGATGTATAGACCTCAGCGTAGTTGATTACGTTTGCCATTGTTAAAATGACCCCCTAAATATTATTTTCTACCGAACACGCGGCCGCGAAGCTCACTTGTATCGGGTGAATCCTTCTTATGTTGCCCAGTCGTGTACTTGGGCGCGGGTGTGTCTTCGTTCGCCGGTTGCGTTGTAAAGTGTGGATAGCGCGCGATGACTTCCGCGATGGCTTCTTTGATGTCGTCCTTCCCCTTAGCTTTCGCTAATACAAGAACGTCTTCTAAGTCGTCAGCGTTCACGTTCAATTCAAACGCGGCTAACTTGCTTTCGAGTAGCGTTGCTTTCTCTTCCGCTTGTTGCGCCTGTGTCTGATATGTCGCTAACTCATCATCTTTACGCTGTTGATCGGTCTTCTGCGACTCAATCATTTCGTTATACTTCTGTAATCCTTCTTTCGCCGTATTAAAGTCTGTAACACCCAGGCTTTTCAACAGCTTCTCTTGCGCTTTCTTTGTCTCCTTCGCAACTAAGCCACTTACATCGTCCTGTGTGAACGTCTTGCCCTCTAGTTGACCACCGGACACGACCTTACCTTCGATATTACCGTCACCAAACGTTACCTTAGAACCAGCAACATTAAGTGTGTTACCATCTTGCTGTCCTTCATTACCTCCAAGATCCGCTTGGTCGGGTGCTTGTACTTGATTGTCTTCCATTGTGATTCCTCCATTCATCTTCCGTTCTTTAGCGTCAGCGGATAATGACCGTTCTATTACCATTATACTACATTACGTGGTTACTTTGTCTACTACTAATGGAAACGATAACCATAACACGTGGTTTTTGATACTACATGACGTAGAACAAAAGAAAAACTACCCGTTTTAGAGTAGCTTTAGAGTATTTTCGGGTAGCTTTAGAGTAACTTATTTAATTATCTGTTCGCGGTTATTTCGACGGCGTCTACCGGAATCAGAGATAAATTGACGCATCTTCGCCTGTTTTGCTCTGACCTTCTGTTTCGATAGCTTCACACCTTCTGTATCTTTCAACGTTTCCATGAATTGAACTTCCTTCTTCGCCTTGCGGATCTCGCGTTCGATGGCTCGTTGTTTCTGAGATTGCTTATAGCGTTCAATGGATTCTTTCTTCGGGTATGGTTGATAACGCTTGATACTCACGCCGTTCACGAACGGGTAGAGCTGGTGCGAGCATCGTATGCCTGTGACAATACCATCAATCGCACCGTATGACGTATCAGATAGGGCGGTATATCGCTTACTCTTACCGGATCGTGAGAAGAGGCGACCTTGATACTCAATATGTGATGGACGGCTGTCACGATGGCTGCTAATCTCTACTAGGTCTATATCGTATTCGTCTAGTCGAGCCTCTTGTGCAGCAGTAGCGGTTCGTTTACTCGTCGCTTGCGTGACCATGCTGATATAAGCCTCTGTACTCCATTTGCGCCCCGCTTTATCAACGAGTGCCGGAATGCCTTCTTCCGTCCACTTCGCCCCTGCTTTGCGTAACGCTTGATCGTGTGTCGATACACCAGCTAATACTTCCGCCGTCACTTCTGTAAGGATGTTCGTATAGATTCGATTGGAACTTGCAAGCATATTCGCATTAACGAGATTCAACGTGTCGAACGTTTGACGCTCCATCAGTAGTACGGCATTAAGAATCATGTTAGACGCTTCTACGGCGGGTACTGTCGCATAAGGTAACGCTTCGGGTAATCCTGTCTCAATCTCCCTCGCCCCTATCTGTGCAATCGTCGTGAGCCAATCCCTAACCACTTCCGGCGTCACTCCTGCTACTTCTGCAATGAGTTTCTGTTGCTCCTGTTGTAGCGGTCCTAATTGCAATAACTTCGCCACCTGCCAGTCGAGGACGTTATCTTGCGTCACCATCTGACCTGTAGCGAGTTTCTTTGCAATGTTCGTGAGCATATCCGCTTCTAGTTTCAGATAGACCTCATTGATGAACAGGGAAGACGCCGCGATTTCTTCCGGTGTCGGCATCTAATCACACTCCAAACATATCGACTTGTTCAATCGGCGCTGTTGCGTTCTCTCCGCCAATCTCTTGTAAGATGACTTCCGCTTCTTCCCATGACACACCCTGCACCTTCATGATAGCGCGTACTTTACTCTGCAACCCAGCGCCTACCATCATGATTTGGCGTGTCGCTTCTGCCGTTGCGTCCTCTGCAATGCTATCGTCGAATTGTACCGTCAGTTCATACTCCGGTGGTGTGTACTTCCCTGTAAGCGCGGATAAGATGCCGATGATTTCCACGATGCCACCGATAAACGCTTCGACCATCGTTTCATGGCTCTGTTTCGTGCGGAACGTCTCGCTGTTCTCGCTGACTACTTCCGTCGCTGTCTTCAATCCACTTGCATCAAACGTGAACGTGCCGGGACTCATGCCAATCTGCATCGCGAGGATCTTTAACTGTGCATTGATAGCGGAAATATGTTCATCCACACGGAGTGGCATCGAGATGTCTTTAAACATTTCGGCGTCCATCCCCATATCCATTGCTTCATAGACTTCTTCCTTCGGGTCAAAGTAGCGTTTGAATACGCCTGTCTCTGGATCAAGCACCGCCTTGATAGCAGCAGTCGGGACCATGATGCGTTTCTTCCCTAGTTTAAACTCCTGCTTGAATGAGTCGTACATCGTATCGAGGTCACGCAACGTCGATAACGCGTTCGCATACAAGCTGATACCGAGCGGGCTGTTCATGTCGAAGTTATTGGCAATGTTCGGCTTGAAGTATTCGAAGAGCGGACGGCTGATGTTGTCGATGCCGATTTCTTCCGACAGGTCTGCGTACTGCGGCAAACGATTGAGCGGAACCTTCACGCCTAATTCTTCACGATTCGATGACTCGTACAGTTCATTCTTAATCACATACCCCGTCGTCGTCCGTAGATGCCATTCTAAGTGTGTGTACTTCTTGTCGGCACTCTGCGTCTCGTTGACGAATACCGCCTCTGTGATGCGCCCCTGTAAGTCATACGTCACGGGTACGAAGCAATCAGCTGTCACATACGACAGCTTAATCTTATCGTCTTCGATGTACCCCTTAGCGATGAGGCCACCTAAGGCGAATCCATATTCGAGTTGCGTCTGAAACTCGCGGTTAAACTTATTCTCTGCGAATACCCCTTTGATGTACTCGTCATACGCATCGTCAGAGATGTTCACCTCACACTTCTCGTTATAGATCAGCGTCGCCATCTTGCTCGCCACTTGCTTCGGCATCGACAGCGTACTCATCGTGCGGTTCATCTGGCCAGCGGGCGTGACATACTCGACGTAATGCCAATCCTTGCAATAGCCACGGTATAAGTCCTTCCACAGTTGCATCGTCGTGTAATGCTCGCTTGATACGTCTACCTTATCCGTGACGCTCTTGATTCCCTTGATTAAGTTCAACCGATATGCCCCCCTTATAAGTAATTCCTTCAACTTCTTGAACATATGCCACCTCCTAATACTTCAATCCTAGCTTACGAGCATTGTCCACCACATAATATTTGAATGCATCGACTGAGTGGTCATCTATCTTAATGACTTTCGGGTCATCGCTGTGTATCGTCTTCTCATCCCACTGGTACTTACGATGCTCGTCTAACACAATCTGGTTAGCGGGTGTATCGAGGACATGAACCCGACCTTGTGCGAGTAAGTCCTGCACGAAGTCAATCATGTCAATGTTCTTCTTCTTCGCTACTGGATGGAATCGGATACCGTGATCGAGATACACTTGGTTACGCAATGCACCTTCCGCGCTGTCTATCGTTTGGTTATCCACAGGCAACTGCCACTTATCCACAATCTCGTCATACCACTTCTTGTAATCAGCGGACAGTTCGCTTGGTGCTTTCTTCACAGCCTTGTTAGCGGGTGAGTAGTAGTAGGTGTCGAGTAGATACACGTTACCACTTCTAGCCAACCCGAACGCAAGGAACGAAGTAGCGGACACCTGATGCCCTGTATCGGCAGCAATGTCGATCAGTATCATGCGTTCATCATCGGGAATCTTATCGACGATATGGAAATGTTCCATGTTATAGACGGTATCCCCTAGACCGATGACCTCACCTTTATACATCCAGCGCCAGTAATCCACGTCGTTCTCGCGGTACTTCTCAATCTTGCGAATCATCTGCGCGGACAGGAAGCCTTTTTCGTCATCCATGTACGTCGAGGAATGAATAAAGAAGTCGTCATCATTCGCCTTGCTGTCCTTCCACTCGTTGACCCAAGCATATGGATTCCGTGGCGGGTTGTACGAGTAGTACACCTTAACCTCTTTGCCATCGCCTAAGTCTTGCCGGATGAACGTATCCTCGACAATATCAATATCCTCAACACCAGCGAACTCAGCCAGTTCCTCGTACCAGAGCGCCATGACATGACCTTTGGCAATATTCATCGACTTTAGCTTCTGTGGATCATCGACACCGAAGAAATAAAAGGCCGTACCGGTTGCATTGTGGCGTATCTGTAGCGGAGAACGTCCGAAGAAGAATTCTTCTTCGACACCTAATGTATATATCGCCCATTTGATTTGTTCATAAACAGACATCGACAGGTACTTCCCTACCTTACGCAGACAGATGACATTCCCGTCTTCTTCTTGCAAGAAGTCCTTCACCAATCGTAATGAGATGACCGATGACTTCATACTGGAACGTCCACCATGTGCCACTACCCGCGACTTATCTGTCAGCCACAACGAATAGAACACAGGGTTAATCATGTCCGTTATCTTAACTACTTTGGTCCCGTTCATTCATTACCCTCCGCATCTCGTCTTCATCAGATACGATGACGGTTCGTGATACTTCGTCCACTTTCTTACGATCAATGAATAGCATATGTGCCTTACCGAGTAATTCAAGCGCGCGGTTGGCATCTCCAATCGGTGTAGGGATTTGCACGACGACAGGCGTCTCTTTCGATTCTTCCATCCGTTTTTGCTTACCATCTGTTCCAGTTTCGTACCACACCTTCTTAGATACCTCACGCGATACCACAGATTCCATTTCTAGGCGTCTAGCGTTGCGTGTAAGGCGCTCCATAACCTCACGGGTATCTGCGATAAGGTCAGTCCTCGCTTCGCCCATAACGTCATCTATATACGCACGTACCTTAGAGTTCCTTAGTAACTTACTTGCGTTCACTTCCGCCGTTCCGTCGTTATCTGTCCCGTAGGCTTCTTTATATGAATTTCTCCCATTCCCGGTTTCTAACCATTTCCGTACAAATGCTAGTTGCTTCGGGTTCAACCCGTAGTCCTTCGTAGGCTCAATATACTCCACTTCCTCCCATCCTCTCCTTCGCTTAGTCTCCCCTAATTATACCATTTATTCCGATTATCGACACATACAAAAAGCTACCCCGCAGGATAGCCGTTAAATCATGATACTTCCACACAATCTTTTTTATCGACAATGTAGGTTTTACCATTCGATAGCGATATAATTTTCACCTTTCTAGCGATGTCGAGCGTTTGCAGAACCTTCCCCCTCATGTAATGACCAGTTGGTTTGCCGTTACGATAAAACTCGAATTCATCATTCTTCACTTCTACTACTTTCATCCCCGCGCCTCCTTATTTCCACCGAATAGTTGACTCGACTGCGACCTGTTCATCGTTAGCCAGTCGCCACACGGTTACTTTCGATTTTATGGTTATACCCAAGCCATCTGATTCCATTGTCTCACTATGAACCGATAAGACCCGTTTGTTCTCACCATCTACATTCTTATACCATCCGATACCACGAGGAAGAATAAAACCATC